GGTTTCTTTGGTTTCTTCTTACTTCCAATTTCTTTTTTAAGTTCCTCATAGTCATCTTCCTCCTCCAAAGATTCAATATCAAAATCTTCTGGAACTCCAACAACAACTTCTGGAGGTTTTACGACATCAACTAGAACATTATCAAGTTGTTCAATTAATTTTTCTTCCCTTTTCTTTTGTTCTTTGACTTCTACTTCTGCTTTTTTGATTCCACTAGAAACTGTCTTGACTAATACATCAAGATTGATGTTAGCCTCCTTAAGAAGATTATCAAACTCCTCTTCTTTTTCTTTCTTGGCCTTTCCGAGAAGACTAAAAAATTCTGACAGTTCTGGTTTCATTTATCATCTTCTTTTTGTTTCTTAATTAATTTTGATAACTCAGCTGTTGAACCAACAAACAATGCGTTGGTAACGTTAGTTGGGCCTTTTGGATCTGCTTCTAGATCCTTCATTTTTTGTTGAAGATCAATAAGTTTATCTGTGGTATCTGCAACTGCTTTAATCGTAGTTGCAGCAACCTCATATGCTCTTGCAGAATCAGACTCTTGTGCTAATTCTAGTATACCATCTACAGCTTCCTGACCCTTCTCTATTAAGGAGTATAAATTACCTCTTGAGTATTCATAATCCTTTGATATCTCATCTCCATCAACTTTTTGAATCGGACTTTTTTCAGATTTCTCGTTTGTATTGAGAACCTCTGTTTCAACGTCTAATGCTTTTTCAATGGAGTCAAAATTTTTCATTGTTCTAAATGTCTATACCCTGAGAGGGACTATATTTTTTACCATCGGTAAAGAATGAAACTGTTTCATTAAATCCGAAGTCATCACCAAATTCAACTTGTGCATCATCAACGGTATTAAGAACTCCAATTGATGCATTATGTTCATGTTTTGCAGCAACGGTGTCGTCATAACCTCTAAAGACTGTAATTTTCTTACCGTTAATACTTCTAATGAACATGATTTCTGTATCTATAATGATACGATCATTAACAGATAAATCTGTACTTGCACTCACGTTAAATTCAGTAACATCCTTTGATATTGCACCATCAACAACAGTCGCCTGATCATCATCATAGTTTTGTTTTGCTTGAGGTGTAACACTATATCTAACATTACGTCTTGCAGTAACAGTATTTGTACTAGTATAGTAATCAACATCAACCTTCTTGATAAGACCTTCAGGACTATCTGCAACTGGGCCGAATAGATAAGTTTTTGCAGTAAACGCCAACGTGTATATTAATATTCTACGACTATCAAATCCACCCTCATATGAATCAGAGTAATTAACACTTTCTAATACAATTGGTATATCTTTCTTTTCACCAATAGATTCTACTAGATTGACAGTGATATTAAAGGATGGTTGAAAATATGGAATAATTTGTTCCACTATTTGTAATGCATCATCACTTAACTTGGACATAATACTTAATTCAAATCCAATGTTATAAGGAACAGGCATGTAAACTTTCTTTGCGTTTGTTCCACTCTTAGTTAAGAAAGTTTGTGCAAGACCAGTTTTACGACTTGGATCATATTGTATCCCACCCATCTCAAATGAAATACGAGGTAAACTGATCGCAGTTTCTCTGTCTAAATCTGGTTGTTGTTGAATTCTTGCTAAAAACTTTTGCATTGGCCCATATGCCAATGGAACTTTCATCACACTAAAGTTTCCGCCACCATCAGTTTTGTGTCGTATATGGATATTATTAAAGAGAGTTCCGAAACCGATAACTGTCTTTCTTAATATCTCATGATAGAAATAAGTACCTAACATATCAAAGCTTTCTAACTATTTAGAATGTTCCAAACGGATTGCCCTCAGAGAAGTCTAGAATCGCATCAGCCTCGGTTTCAAATATCTCATTATCATTGTATTGATCCGCATCATATTGTGAATTTGGATAATCATTTGGTGTATTATAATTGACCTCTTTAATTACATATTCCGCACCAGATTCATTTCCTCTAATTTTTTCTCCAACTTGGAATTGCATCTTAGTTAACATACTAATATCAAGAGTTCTTGAACTTGCATCCCAAACTTTAACTCTTGCAGTTTCTGAAGAGTCGGATGATACTTGAACAGTTTCATTAAAGATATAATCACCATTTCCAATGGTGGTTGCAGCACCAATTGTGATTGTTGGTGTGCTGGTGTATCCAGCACCAGCGTTACTGATTCTGATAGATCTAACAGTTCCTCCAACCATTATAGCCTCAGCAGTTGCATTAACTCCTCCTTCAGGTGCAGTTCCAATCGCAACATTTGGAGTTGTGGTGTATCCTGAACCACCAGAGGTAATTGTTACTATACCTATGGAACCCTGTGTAGACACGCCAGCAGTCGCTATACCAGTGCCTGGCACGGTTACAGTGGGTATTCCGATGTATCCACTGCCTGGATTGATTAAAAGAATTCTATCAATAGATTTAGCAGTTGCGATACCAGATCTCTCTGTCATAATTGCAACAGCAGTTGCATCTGTTCCAACTGATGTGGTAATTCCAATCGTGGGTGCAGCAGCATATCCAAATCCATCATCTTGTAAGAATATCTGTTGAACGCCACCAAAGACTATTGTTGTATTTGCAGTTGCACGAGATCCTACTTCTGATAATAGAAGTCTTGCAATATATCCCTCTGTTTGAACAGTTTGATCAATCGCATCAACGTGTGTATCAATGACTTCATCTTCATATTCAAAGAGTTCACAACGAAGTTGATAAGTATAAAGTTTTTTAAGTTGATAGAATGGTTGTTCATGTTCTACAAACTTAATCTCAAACATTCTCTTTCCTAATGGAAAGAATATTAGATCTCCTTCCTTTGGTCTTTTGTGAAGTTCGTAATCATCATCTTGTTCTTTTAAGAAAGGTGATATTGACTCTTCAAACCTTTCTCTTGATATTACAAATGTGGCTTCATCTGTGACTCTAACACCGAACTTACTTAATATATCTCCTTGTCCAGCATATCCATCTATATTCATTAGATATGCTTCAAGTGGAAATGCCTGATCAAATCTTGATTCAGTCACTTCCTTCATAATTGTTTTAGATGTCACCAACTTACGAGGTATATAATGACACTCTTGTCCATAGATCCTCAACTGTTCATTGATTAAGTCTTGGACTAAACCTTGTTCTCCTTGAGAACCCTGTAGAAAAAATGGATTTAAAGTCATTATCCAATCATATCCAATGGTGGCATTTCATAATCACTGGCCATCTTCGCTCTGATCTCTGCAAGTTCTCTTTCTCCATCATCATATATTTGACGACCATTGAGTTGAATACCGCCAGGCAATTGAACTCCTTGGAATTTAATTAAGTTTTGACCCCACTGTCTTTTACATAATGCAGTAAAATATCTCTTTAGGAATTGATCATTATAGACTTTCGTAAAATCATCTGGATTTAAGATTCGGAAACAATCTATGACAAAGTGATCTCCGACTGTCATCTGAGTAAAATCAGCATCAATATAAAGACGATCTTGACGAATATTGAAACGATATCTCATGTTAGGATTCAACAAGAAAGTGATATCCTCAAGATATGTTTGAACCATTGAATATTGTAGAAGATCAACAGATCCAAACTGATACAAGTCATTCAAGAATAACTGATATCGGATATTAAATAGACCATCAAACACTGTATCAGATCTAAGTTTAAAAACTTGATTGACTCCAATCACTGCCGATGGCATCTGTAAGTAGTTATTATTTTCTTCGTAATTAAATGTTGTAGATAATCCTACAGTTGAAGTTCCTGAAGTTGTCGTAATACCAGCACTTTTACCACCACCTCTGGCACGACCACGATCTATATCTTCCTGTGTAATCTTATATTTTAAGTATACTCTTGATATACCATCGTAATGTCTTTCTTGATATATCTGGACAGCATCATCCAACAGATCCTGAAACTGTTCATCCGCAACGTTGATTTCCAAAACAGGAAATCCAAGTTGTCTCTTTGCGTAATCTATTAGTCCTTGTCTGGAACTTGGTTGAGCCATTATTCACCTCTAAGTTGAAATACCTGTTCTAACTAATACGTTTCCTTCAATTAACTTGAAGAAAGTAGAACCAGAACTCACATTTACATCATATAGATATCTACCCTCTGCTAAACTTCTAGTCTCAGTTGATCCCATAGACAGAGTGACCTTTCCGTCTGTAGTTCCAAGTGTTACACCAAAAGTATTTGCAGTTCCTATAGCAGACTTTTTCATATTGCTTCGTCCAGTATAGTTAGTAAAATTTATACTTGAACCAGCAGAGGTCTGAATAGTAAATTCAGTGCTAAAATCTGCACCAGAAAATATGGTTAAATTTACACCGAATGGAACGGCAACGTCTGGATCGAATGTGATTACCTTTTTTGCCATCTTTTTAATTATTTAGTTTCTGAACAAGAGTAGATAAAAGATCCTTGATATCACCTAATTCATTTTTTACATTATCAAGATCTTCTTTCATTTTATCTAATTCTTGAGTTTTATTCTCAGCATTTTTCTTACGTTGCATGTATGCAAGATATGCTTTTTTATCTCGATTAATAATTGCTGTGGATTCTGAGTCTCTATAAAGACTAGAATTTCCTTCAACTGGAGTAAAATTTTTCATTATGCAATTGCGATGGCTCTAAGTTCTTTAATAAATGGTGGTTTTGCCTGATCAGTTCCAACCATATCAATCTTAATCTGAAACTTAGTGAACGGTGGTAATTCTCTTGAACTGAAACTATAATCTTTAAATTCACCACCAACTGAGGGTGTTACTTCATCATCAGGTCTTCCACTATTATTAGAGATGTTAATTACTTTACCATTTTGATCTATATTATCAAAGCCTGGGAATAATTCAAAATCTCTATCCATACTATTTTCTGTTGATCCCTCAGAAATAGTTTTAAAGAATACACGAATATCAGAACCAGATCTTCGATACGCAGCAAATTCAACAGAAATTTCAGTTGCTGGATTATCTAATTGAATTAAATTAGAAACGTATGTTGAAGCACAAGGATCTTCGCCAGTTTCATTCACACGACTATCAGTTGCAAAGTTTGATACTGGACTGTTAATACGGTTAGTAGTTAAAACCGTGCTGACTCGATCTAAATCAATGACAGGTGAAACGTTGGGATTGTTACTTGTCATCAAAACCTCAAATGTTAATGATTTATTTCCTGGCAAATCAGATAATTGACGATTCTCGTTAACTTTAGATGCAACCATTCTTGGTGTTTCAAAGTGTGTTTGATTGTTAAGAGCAATTGGTTCAAATCCTTGATCTGCAAATGACTGCT